GAGGGCGTCGGGTATGGTTGGGATTACATGCCCGGCGACACATGGGAGCGCGGCTTGGTGCCATCCGCTTTGATTGATGAAGCGGGCGGGCTGGAGGCGGAAGGTCGGCACCGGGTGCAGATCGATCACCCTGAGCCGATCGAAGATCTGATTGCGAAATCCCGTCCTCTTGTGGCACAGCCTTTGGCTGAAGGCCTGTCAGACGAGGACTATGTGCGGGGCTTCCTTGAGCCTTTCGGGGCTGATATCGGGCGCGCTGTGCTTTGGGAAGATGCCGTTGGCACCAGACTGCCGATCTCGGAACAGTTGTTTCGCGATCGCCAGGGCAACTGGAAAATCGGCAAGCGTGATCGCGCAATCCTGACGCCATTGATCGCGGAAACCTTGCTGGACCCGGACGAGATTTGGCTCGGAGTCTCGGTGCGCCGTGATCACGTCGAGCCGGACATTGAAGAGCTCGTGATGGATCGCCGGTATATCAGGGTGGACAAGGAGACCGGTTTGCTGGTCGTCTATCAAATCGGACGCAAATGGTGGGAGGCAATCACTGGCTATGCACCGTCGGATCGCAAGGGACGGCCTAGCGCTCGATTGCTCGATCTGCGTCGTGGTGGAAAACTACTGTGGAAACGAAAATGACGGCCGGGGCGATCGACCGTCTTCGCGGGGAGCTACCAGGACCATCGCCAGTCTTCGCGTGCCCGCAATCAGATAATACGCCAACAGGAGGGACTTTTCAATGACCGGGATCAGCATCAAAGCAGAACTACACGACCTGCAGGCGCGCAACAGTTTGCGGGACCTCTTGGATCGCATGGACAACCGTCGCCCATTTTATTCAGCCGTCGGCAATCTCCTGGTCGGGTCCGCTGGTGAAAACTTCCGAACCGAGACCGGCCCGGACGGACGCCCGTGGACGCCTCATCGTCCGTCGACCATCAAAGCCAGAACCCGAAAAGGCCAGCTGCCGCTGACTATTCTGCGCTCGAATTCAAAAGGCATGAGCGGATCACCATTGGCAGCGTCCATCAACTATGTCGCCTCTGATGATGAGGTACGCATCGGTTCGCCTAAGAAGACGGCTGCTATTCACCAGCTTGGCGGCACGATCAAGCGCAAGGCGCGCAAAGGGAAAATCTACCGGATGAAGTCGAAGGACGGGCAGGTTGGCCGGCGCTTCGTGCAAAAAGACAAGGCCAACCACATCACCGATGTTGATATTCCGGCCTATACGATCAAAATTCCGGCGCGCCCGTATCTCGGGATCTCAGCCGAGGATCAGATTGCCATTCTGGATCTGGCAGAGGACTGGCTCGGCGGGTGAAATCATCCCCTCAAAAATCCGCCGCCTGTGGCGCACAGGAGGCCACATGGAGCACACAGAGCGCTGAGATCGGCGCGAGGCCTGTTAGCCCCCTGTTAGGATCGCTGTCCGGGCCTTTTGTGCCCCACCCGAGGATGCGCATCCTAGATTTCTCTTGAGATTGGGTCGCGTCCGCACCATTGTGGCCTCAGCTTTGCAATAAATGTCATCCCCCGGACCTGTGTCCGGGGGAATGCGTTTTTAGCCTGTGCGATGAGTGGTTCGTCAACAAATGGACGAACACATGAACGCCACACCGATCATTTCTCGCATTGAGGTTTTTCGCCCCGGCACTTTCAAGCCGATGGAAGGCGCCCCCATCACCTATTCGGCATCCGATCTGCGTGCGATGGCTGATGCCTATGATCCTGAGACTGCACCGGCCCCGATTGTTGTCGGTCACCCGAGCACGGACGCTCCGGCTTATGGCTGGATCGACGGATTTGAATATGACGCCGAATCTAATCGCCTCTTCGCCATTCCTGGACAGGTTGAGCCGGCGTTTGCCGAGATGGTGAAGTCCGGGCGCTTCAAGAAGGTCTCCATGGCGTTCTTTTCTCCCAATCAGCATCACAACCCGGTGCCTGGCACCTGGTATCCGAAACATCTCGGATTTCTCGGTGCGGCTGCGCCTGCTGTCAGCGGTCTGAAGAATGCCCAGTTCGCCGGTGCGGCTGGCGTGACCTTCTCTGCTGACTTTGGCGAGCGAGTTTTTGAAGAGGCGGCGTCTCTGTTTCGTTCGATCCGTGAGTTCATCCTGGCGAATTTTGGCAAGGAAGCTGCGGACGAAGCATTGCCGTCTTACCAGATCGACTGGCTCGACGACATGGAAGTTGAAACGCCAGGACGTTCCTCCCGATTTTCCATCAAAGAGGCGGTCGTCGACCAACTCAAATCTCAACCAAAGGAGCCCGCTGTGACCAAGCAGCCAGATCCGGCCTTCGCCACCCGCGAGGCTGAGCTTTCCGAGCGTGAGAAAACGCTCGCCGAACGTGAGAAAAAACTCACGCATACTGAGAATGCCACATTTGCTGAAAGTCTCGTCGAAGCCGGCAAACTTTTGCCCGCCTCCAAAGACAAGGTTGTCGCTATTCTCAATGTCCTTCCGGGCCATGCTGCCGTCAGCTTCTCTGAAGGTGGTGAAAAAATCTCCGCTGCGGCTGCGCTGCGCGAAGTTCTCGAAGCACAGCCGAAAATCGTCAGCTTTGGCGCTCTGGATCTGCCTGACGGTCCGGGTGGGCAGCATGCCGTGGCCTTTGCCGCTGATGGCCACACCGTCGACCCCGCCCAGCTCGAAACCCACACCAAGGCGCTCGCCTACCAGCGGCTGCATCCTGACACGGCTTATCTTGATGCCGTGCGTGCCGTGTCCTGATTGGAGATCATAATGCGCACCTACCATTCCATTCTGTCCCTGACCGCCACCATGACGGCGCTGTGTTCTGCTGGTGATCTTATTGGCTTTGACGATGCGCCGATCACGGCGGATGACGCGCCGGTCAAAGGCGTCGCTCAAAACCCCGCTACCGAGATTGGCCTTGATATCGCCCTGACCGCGATCGGCTTTGAGACCCAGATTGCCTCTGGGGTCATCGCTGTGGGCGACAAACTGGTCTCTGCCGCCGCCGGTGGCGTCAAGGCCGCCGGGGTCGACCCGGCCAATGTCTTCGCCACGGCTCTGACGGCAGCTGCCGACGGGGACCTTGTTCAAATTCTGATCCGCTGAGGAGCACGCCTATGAATGCCATCAACCAACGCACTTCGGCGGTAGTCGATCCGATCCTGTCCACGCATGCCCGCGGTTATCGCAATGCAGAGTTCATCTCGCATCTGCTGTTCCCGCGCGTGACGATCCCGAACCGCTCGATGCGGGTCATCAAGTTCGGCAAAGAGAGCTTCCGCATGCTCAACACCCGCCGCGCGCCCGGTGCCAACAAAAAGCGCGTCCAATACGGCTACGCCTCCGATGCGGTGGCGCTCGTGCAGGATACTCTGGAGGGCGTGGTACCATTTGAGCACCAAGAAGAGGCCATGTCTGTCCCCGGCATCGATCTGGCGTCTGGTGCCGTCAACATGGTGCTCGACATCATGGACCTCGGCCACGAATACGAGGCCGCGCAGTTGGCGTTGAATGCGGCAAATTATGATGCCAACCACAAGCTGACTTTGGTGGCTGCTGATCGTTGGGCCTCGGATACCTCTGATCCTGCCGGAGACATCGATGCGGGTAAGGAAGCTGTCCGTCGCTCGATTGGTCGGTATCCCAACACTCTCACGCTCAGCCCATCTGCCTTTACGGCTCTGAAGAACCATCCGAAGATCAAAGAGCAGTTCAAGTATACGTCGAAAGACAGCATCACGACCGACATGCTGGCATCGTTTTTCGACGTCAAGCGCGTGATCGTCGGAAAAGCCGTCTGGTTGCCGGAAAATGCGCCCGACGCAGATCCGGCCCAAGATGTCTGGGGTGAAGACGCTGTTCTCGCCTATGTACCGGAGACGGGCGACAACTATCAGGTGCCGTCCTATGGCTACACTTATGAGCTGCGCGGTTATCCGCATGTCGAAGCGCCCTATCCAGAGCGCTCCAATGACAGCTGGATTTATCCCACCAAATCCGAGCGCCGCGTCATCCTGACTGGGGCCGAAGGCGGCTTCTTGTTCAAGGGTGCTGGCGGCGCGGTGGCGTAAGGAGACGATCATGACCAAAGAGTATGAAGTCACCCTCACATCGCCCGCGAAAATCGCAGGTAAGCGCGAGCCGCAAGGCAAAACGCTGACCGTATCGAAGACCGTTCGCGAACAGCTCATTGCTGCCGGTCTGGTGGACGCTGTCACTGTGATGGTGCCGGTCGCCTCCGGTGTCGACCTGACCTCCTTCGAGGGAACTGACGACTTTGAGACGGCGGTCACTTCAAAGGCCAAAGAAATGGCCGAGGCGTTGGTTGAGGCGGCTGTTGATGAGGCCGTCACCGAACTGACAACCGCAGCCGATGAGGCCAATGCGCGGGCGGAGAAAGCAGAGGTCAAGGTTCATGAGGCCGAGGCTCAGCTCCAAACCCTGCAAGACCGTGTCCTTGAGCTTCAAGAGCAGTTGAAACCTGCCTCTGATGAGCCAGCGCACGACACGGCCGACGCCCCTACCGATACCTCTGAGGCAGCCACCGAAGGGGAGAAGACCACGAAGGCCAGTCCCAAGGCCGGAAGTGGCAAAACGCAGAAAGGCTGACGAGTAGCAGCCTTCTGTCCCGCCGGGGGCGGGTCTCTCGCCCCCG